AATTATTGTGTTCCAAGTTGTAAGATCTTCATCTCTATTTTTAAGTTGATTACTTAATCTTGGATATTCAGATCCAACAATAGAGGTAAGATTATCTGGGAAGGTGTCATATCTATCTTTTTGGATATCAATGACTATTGATCCTACATTCTCAGAAACTAAAACCCAGGATTCTATTCTTCCAGTTACATCAATACCAAGTTGTCCTTTAGATCCTGCTGAAATATCTTCAGATCCACTATCAAGAACAAAATTAATAGTTCTTGTAAGATCTGCGGTGGTTGCCATCGCAACCCCAAAAAATACATCTCCATTAGATGGAGGTATAGTAAAATGAATATTACTACCAGATATTTGATAATCTACACCAGGATTTAAAACAATATCATTAATAGAAATAATTAATTGTTGTTCATTTAAAGGGGAATATGGTTCACCATTGACAGTTAATGGAAATGTTTGAGAAGTTCCATTAAAAGATGCTGATATATTATCTAGAAGAAGATTACTATACTGTGTTGATTTTGATGGTATTTCATAATTGACTCCAAGATTATATCGTTGTAATCCTGGATCAATCGTAACATCATATAAACCATCATCAACCGTTACTATAAAATCAGACATTAGAAGCTAACTCCTGGAGATACTAATGCCATCCCATAAACTACTTTTGTCTTTTTGCCATTAGATGATTCAATAAAAATATCATACACATATCTTCCCTCAGTCAAAGTTGCCGTGACAGCATCTGACATTTCTAAAGATATTCTTCCATTAATCCTATCAACAAAAGTAAGAATAAAAGGATACGTAGTTGTTGATGTATGATGCTTTCTCAAATTACTAGAAGCAGTATATCCCAAAAGATTTAATGGTGTGCCATCTTTATTTCTAACAGTCAAATTTATCTGAAAATCTGCACCCTGTTCAATAGTAAGATTTAAGGGTATTGCTGCCATTATACTTCTTCTAAGGGTTTCAAATATTTATAGTATTGTAGCTAGCTATATTTATTCAACCCTAACAAAGGTATTTTAGCGATATTCGGGGGTAGTGTCAAATTTGAATTTATACTGTATAATAAGGTCAATGGTAGGAAATAAAAATGACTTTATTTGTAAAAGAGGATATCAAAGCATTTCACATTCATATTCCCAGAACTGGTGGAAGATATATTAAAGAAGTTTTATCTAATAATGGATACAATCTTTATCACACAGATTATGATCAATCAATCTACGGGATTAGCATTATGCATTTACATTATCCATTATATGAAATGTTAGAAGACGTTGAAAATGCTAAACAATTTGCAATTGTTAGAAATCCTTTTACCAGATTCGCTTCCGCCGCACATTGCATGATCAATGAATGGTATTCCGATATGGAAGATCAGGTTATTTCTTCTTTAGAAACTGAAGGTGGATTAAAGCATTTTATTGAATATCATGCCATTACCAAAAGATATAATTCAAATTGGATGAGATCACAAAATGAATTTCTAAGCGATAAAACATTAATCTATAAATTTGAGGATGGATTAACAAAGAATTTTATTGAATGGTTTAATCAACAATTTAATGATAATGTAGAAGTAAGAGAATATTCATATTATGGAGATCCTGCAGAATTACAAGAAAATAAATTAAAAACAAATGCAAAAATAGAATCTTTAGTAAAAGAATATTATGCTCAAGATTATGAAATTTTAGGATATTAATATTATATTTTTGGAAGTTCCCAAGAGGGTTTATTGTATGGAAAATTTATATACCAATCGAATCTAATAACATATTTTGGTTTTCTCTTTAACTCATTCAATTTGGGTATCATATCCGAATGAATTGATTTACCAACATCAAAAATAAAAAATGAATTTTCAATACCCTCATTATAATAAGTATTTTTAGAATTAAATAATCCTTTTATTTTTGGTTTTTCTATGGAAACATAAGTTCCATATTTTGGATCTGGATTTGACAAATAGTATACAACACCAATTAAATGTTTATTAATTACATTATCAGTACTATTATTCCATTCTAAAGTTAAGTAATTATCAGGATCTTCATAATCCACCATTCTAGAAGACCAACAAGAATGTGGAATTATTTTTTCTGGATCAATTCCAGCATGAATACAATAATTAATTACATGCTTTTTTGCTGTCATACAAAAGGTATTCCAACAATTTTCTTTATATGGATATTCTGGACTGTTTGATAAATGGTGCCCATGACAATCTATAATACATCCACTGTTTTGTTTTCCCCTTAATGGAGTTTGATTTGTTTTATTGAATTGTCTGTCACAGTCTTCACGCATATTTTTGATAGTTACTCTATCGAAAAGATTATATGCAGTATAAAAATAATTGTCTTTTACTCTAACAATTTTAGTATTTTCTTCTACTTTTTTTGGATAAAATGGACATGGTAAATTATCGTTTAAAACCCATGTCGGTTTATCCGAATCTAAAAATACTTCTTTTTCTATATTTTCTATCTTTTTTTCTAATGATTCTATTTTAGAAACCAATCTTTCTATTAATGTATCCATATTAAAGTTATAATATTGTTTTTATTTAGATTTATCTTTAGGAGGTGATTTATAATTTTTTGGTGGATTATATAAATTTGGCCAAGTATCTCTAATAATTTCTGCTAGTTTATACGGAGTTGTTGAATTAATCATGATGCATTATTTCTTCTTGGGCGATAACTATAAAGATTTGTAGGTTTTGGTGGTTCCATCCATCCATCTATTTTATTCAAACTATCTTCATTGTAGAAGTCTTGTTGGACATACCACAATTTCCAATGTTCATGTCCTTTAGATTGATTACAAGATTTGCAGCAACATACCACATTTCTTGTAATATCTAAACCTCCTTTTGATTGTGGGATAACATGATCTAAAGTTAAATTTTCTTCAGAACCACAATAAGCACATTTATGATTCCAACTTTCTTTTATTTCTTTTCTCCATAATCGTTTTGCTTCAGATTGACTTGTTGTTTGAAGATTGAACAAGTATTCTTGAGGCGATTGGAGAGGTCTCATAAGTGCTTGCAACTTATGAATATTTATTTTAAATTTGTTACAAGCACTTTTTATCGTTAATTAGTTACCTAACATGATGACCACCAAACATATAACGCATTCCGTTCAGGATTTTTGCTCCGAACGATCCAAGATTGCGTGAGTTAAATCTTTCAAATAAGGCAGTAGTAATAACAGGAGCGGGAACCCCCAGATCCACAGCGGCAGAAACAGTCCAACGACCCTCACCACTATCGGATACACCTCCAGAGAATTGTTTAAGGCTACCATCCCTGCGTAGCACATCAGCAGTAAGATCGAGTAACCAAGACCCAACCACGCTACCACGACGCCATAACTCAGCAACCTCAGCAACATCAATATCATAGCAATAAGATTCTGGATCTGCCATAGGGGCAACCTCTGCATCTCCTTCCCTGACATACTGAGCACCTGCATTAGCGTTCTTGATAATGTTAAATCCTTCTGCATATGCCTGCATAATGCCATACTCAATACCATTATGAACCATCTTCACAAAGTGTCCAGCACCTGGACCACCACAATGCAACCAACCGTATTCAGCAGAAGTTATGTCTGAGTCAAATTGAGTCCTGGGGGCAGCGTCAATTCCTGGGGAGAGGGAATTAAAAATGCTTTTACAAGTGGCGACTGCAGTATCTCCACCTCCAACCATAAGACAGTATCCACGATCCAAACCATAAACACCACCGCTAGTGCCACAATCAATATATTGGATGCCATGCTTTGCCAAGCGTTCTGCTCTCTTCCGACTGTCTTTAAAATTGCTATTGCCATGATCAATAATAATATCTCCTTCACTACAATATCGTAGTAACTCATTAATCGTCTCCTCTACTGTTTCTGCTGGCACAACCATCTGGAAAATTCCTGGTTGATTACCACCGTTTATTTTTTGTTTAACTATTTTAACAAGATTTTCGATAGTAGTTGCAACTCCATCTACATATCCGTTTTCATATGCTTCTTGTGCTTTTTCATAATTTCTACGATAACCCCAGACTTCTATTCCTGCCTTCATCATACGACGAGACATTCCTTCGCCCATTCTCCCTAATCCAATCATTCCTACTTTCATTTTTTACTCCTATTTTAATTTGAGTGGATAATCCCACTTAGTAATAAGTTCTGTTTTTTGCCAAGGTCCCCAAACACCTTCATTATAAAGATATGGCATTGTCATAATACGACAATGATCTCCAGTACATAAAAGATCATCAACAATTCTCCAAGATTCTAATACCTCATCAGCATGAACAAAGTGTGATTGATCTTCGTTTATTGCATCATAAAAAAGTTTTACATAACCATCAATTGCTTTTTCTACTGGATAATGATACTGAAGAATTGCTGATTCTACATTATCATTTAGTCCAGGAGATTTGATGTCAATACGCATATCCAAATGTGGATCTGGTTGTAATCTCATTACAATTCTATCGTTGCATTCGTGCCCATCAAATAATTGTTGTGGTGGAGACTTAAATTTAATCACAACCTCAACACAATTCACGGGCATTTTTTTACCTGTCATAAAGTGAAATGGAACTCCTTTCCATCTCCAGTTATCAATATAAAGATCACCCGCAACAAAAGTTGGAGTCTGTGAATCTGGATTTACTCCATCTTCACCTTTATATCCATCATATTGACCGAGAACTACATTATCACCAAGT